GATGGCTGCTGCCCGGGCTATTGCGATGGCGATGGCGGTCTTTCCGATGCTTGGCCTGGCCGCAATGATGGCCAGCTCGCCGAACTGGAAGCCGTCGGTCATTGCGTCCAGGCGCCGGAAGCCGGAGGTAATGCCGGACAGGTGTCCCTTCCTGGCGAAGCGCTCCTGGGTAGAGTCGATAAACCGACTGACTACCGACTTGCAGGGTTGAACCTCTTCCTTGGAGGCCTCAACGGTGAGCCCTGCTTCGGCATTTGCGACGATTTGATCCACAGACAGGGTGGAGACAGCGGAGTCGCGAATAAGACGGTCACCGGCGAATCGTAACTGCCGGCGGTGATGGGCCTCGAGGACAGCCTTGGCGAACTCGGGATGGTTGGACGGGCTGGCGCATATCTCGTCGCAGCGGTTCAGAGCCTCGAAAGGCACCGGAGTCTGGCCCATCGTGCGCTTCCACTCCTTGACCACGGTTGTCATGTTGACCGGATCGCTCTTGGCAACGAGGCCTTTGGCAATCTCGAACACATTGTACAGATCGCTGTCCTGTAGAGCCTCGCTGGGTATCTTGGCGAACACCTCGTAGCAGACATCGGAGCCACCGGATAGGCAGGCGCCCAGGAGGCCGAACTCGTCATCCTCGGCAAAGTAGGGGTCGCTCATTGGTAGTCCTCGATGTTGGTGCTGGTTGCCGCCACCCGGGATTCACCGATACCAGGCAGAAGGCCACTTCTAACCTTGTCGACCTCACCGTTCCAGTTGTTCAGCAGAGCCATAGCATCTCGTCGAAGGTATGGGTCCTTCGACTTGTAGCGTGCTTCGACAAGTAGGATGTCATCCTCCGGTGTGTTGAGCTCAAAGACCTCTTTCAAGGCCTTGATCTCCTTTGAGCTCCAGCGGGTGTCGTGGCGACGGCGAACCATAGCACCGACTCGTAGACGGAAGGATTCGAGTTCTGGACTCAAGGCCTTCTCCTTCTTTGTATCTTCTTTAGGAGTAGGAGATGGAGAGCTATCTTCTGGCCATGCTCTGGCCATTGGGGTCGCCATTGGGGTCGCCATAGCGAGCCCATTAGGGTCGTTATTAGGGTCGCCATCGTCTGGCCATTTGGACCACCGTTTCAGCGCTCCATTGCGTCCCGCGGTGGCTTGTTTGGCCTTGTAGGCATCCTGGTCAGCCCTGACTTGCTCCAGCCTTTCGTTCCGAAGCATCCCGTCATCGCATAGCGAGAACTTAGCCAGAACATAGCCAAGCGATGGCGACCCAAATAGGGTTGCCATGCGTCCGGCACGGTCTGGATCGTTTGGGATTCCGCCTTTGGTCCACTGATGGCACAGCAGCCGGATGTAGCCACCCACTTCCTCGGCGCTCATATCCGAGGTTCCAGCTAGGAAGTCGTCGGCGTAGAACTGAAACGCCGGCGCTTTTCTTTTGGATTCCTCGCTCATTCCTCACCTTTCGATTCGAGGTAAACCTTCCGGTTCTCAATGGCGTCCTTTTTCGCTTCCTGAAGCATTTGGCAAATCATGTCCACATTGTGAATTGCGAACACAACAATCGCATCCTCTCCGCATGGATCAGTTTGTTTGATGCAGATGTAGCCGCGATCTGAGCCGTAAATGTCGGTTTGTTCCTGACTTTGTATTTCAAGTTTCATGTTTCAAACGGAAAACCCCACCCAGTCCGAGGTGAGAACTCGCGCAGAACCAACGCGACGTAACACGGAAAGGGTGGGGAAAAGTGGGTTGAACATGGGTTCTGGTTGTAGTGTCGGCGCTCACTTCTCACGGCTCACGCTGACGGTCTCTATCTATCTGCTGTCCTTGTGGATGTCCAGCCCTCAGTAAGCCGGCATCAGGATGTCGGCCACCGCCTGGGTTAGTTTCACGTCCTGGAGGCAGTAGTTGATCGCCGCCTGCCGGTCGGTGTTCCACAGCAGGCTGAAGTCGGCGCCGCTGCCTGACTTCTCACCGAGTCCCAGGTGGCGACTGATGGATGCGAGGCTTCCATGGGCCCGGTTGTCCCCGAGCTGCCACACCTCCCGAAGGTCGACCACCAGCTCGGACCAGTAACGGCCGTTCCTTAGCCAGTAGGGCGGCATGATCTTGTGGCGCCAGGACCGCTTGATCAGGAAGGGCAGGTCGAAGGCCTTGATGTTGAAGCCGATGAGCTGGGGCTGGCGCTCGTAGTAGTTGAGCAGCGCCCACCATTGTCGCAGCAGGTGGGCCTCACCATCGGCATCGGCGCACAGGATGTTCTGCTCTTGATGATCGACCCGGTAGCCGATGCACAGCACCTGGCCCGACAAGGCATCCAGGGCGGCATTGCGGATGTAGTCCGCCGTGTGGCTCTCCTCGGCCTTCTGGAGCTTCTCGGCGATCAAGTCGGGGTTCTTGATGTTGCCGAGCTTCACGTCGGCTGGGTTAAAGGCTGGGATGTTGAGCTGCTCGAGCGGTAGAGGCCCGGTCTCAATGTCAAAGTAGATGTTTGGATTGGCTGGCATTTGTAAGAGTTGTTGAGAGTTGATGCGCGTTTGTCGGCCGATGCGCGCCCCCGGCACTACGAGTCCCCGACAGCAACAGGCTGCCGGAAGGTGTTTAGATCTTTTTGCCGCAGTGTGGGCAAACGAGGAAGTTAATCGGCTCCCGGGTGGTTGGCACTTCGAGCCATTCGCAGATCTCGAAATAGCTTACCCAACCGAATCCGCGGACAGCTCCTGGTCGAAGGTGGCCGGTGTTGTAGAGTTGCAAGGCCTCGTCGCGGCTCTTGACGCACAGCCTTTCGAGGGTGTTAAACGTCCTGACCGTGAACGGGAATCCCCATTGGCGCAGGATCTCCTCATGCATCTCGGCCGACTGCTCGATCTGTTTGATGCGCTGGCGAGAAAGGTTAAAGTGCTGCCCGATCTCCTCGAGCGTCTTGCCTTCGGAGCGCATCCGAACCACCTCGGGCACTTTGTCGACCAGTTTGACGTAGGGCTTGCGGGTTTTCATGTTAGAAGGGCACGTCGTCGAAGTTGGGTTGATCTTTAGCCTCGATCTCCTGCAAGCGCTTGGTCACCGCGGCGATCAAAAAAATGTCCTCGGGGCTCTTTCCGGCGCTGACCTTAGCCTTTGGTAACCAGTGCTCACTCAGGCCTCGCACAGCGTCGTCGGTCAGCTCGGAGATCGGCACGCCCTTGAACTTGCCGACGTGAACCTTCACATCCGAGATCTTGACCGGCGCCGCGGTAGCCGGCACCACCGTCTTCACCTGGTCGTCATCCTTGGGCGGCCTGTCCTCCATGCGGATCCACAGGCCCGACGGCTTGAGCGGCTCGCCGTTCTTGTGAGCCATGATCAACTTGATGTTCGAGAACGTCTTGGTGCCGTCCTGACTCTGCTCATGGACGATCACCACGGTGGCTGGTCGGCCGATGAGGCTGTCCAGGTCTAGGCTGGTGGTCTCCTCAGCGGTAAGGGCCCGACCGTGCCAATCTCGGAGGAACTTCGTCAGGCCGGCCTTCTCATGCAGACTGGCGGTCATCGGCGCCGTCATCACCACCCAGGGCTGCACCGGGTTGCGGGTCTTGTCCAGGAGATCGATCTCGAACGCGATCTTGAACTTCTGCTTGGTGCCGTACTCGGTCTCGTAGGCCTTAAGCGGCGTGATGTCGACGCACACCGCGCGGCCGGTGTACTCGGGGCACGGTGTGAAGGTGCCGCCTGTTTGTTTCGTTGATACTGTGATACCCATGTTGTTGCTGTGTTGTGTTGTTGTTGTTTACTTGGAGGATTGCTTTTCAACCTCCGAAAGCTGTTTGGCCATGCGGTCGTATTGCGACCAGTACTCGGGCCAGGCTGCCTTGATCTTCCCCAGGTTCTCTGGATCGGCCACCAGCGCCGCGGCGCCTAGTTTGCGAACGAATGACCCGCCATATTCGATCATCGTGAAGGCTACATCGAAGTCTTTCATTGGATAATGAAGTCGAAGTTGATCTTCCAGTTGTCGCCAAGGCGGTTGTAGGTGTCCTTGCGGATCTTCCAGAGTTTAGGATTGCGAGTCGTACCGGTGTGCCGGCACCGGATTCTGACATCGATGTCCTGGATTGCGACGTTCCGCAGCCGGTGGTCGGCAGGCAGGTCATGAAGGTATTGTGCGCTCATTTTAATAAGTCCTTGATGTATTGCGTCCTTTGCCGAGTCGATGCTGTGATGATGTTCTCAAGGCAGACGTGAGGGTTTACCGTCGAGACGTGCTTCCACTTTGGTCTGCCGTCGACCTTTCGAGCTGTATCCAGACTCTCCACTCGGATAGCTCCGTTGGATCGATGTACGTAGATGAAGGCAAAGCTGTCTTTCATTGCGGCTCCTTCTCATTCCACAACAACAAGTCCGCTCGCAGTGCATCGTTCTCTGTTTCGAGTTGTTCGATGTACGCCAGTCGTACTGCTGCGAGTCGCTCTAGCCTCCTGCATAGCATACCCAGCTCGGCTACGTTGTGAGGAGTGCTGTCTGATATTGGGGTGTCGCTCACGGCTTTGCCTCCTCCACCATCTCGTAGGTGAGTCTGAAGATGTCGGGCTTGCACGGATAGTGCTCACCCTTCACTCCGGTGATGATGTAGTCGCCGGGTGAAACAATATGACCACCCTCAAGCGTTTGAATCCATCCGTTCAATGAGTCTGGTGAAATGGTTTCTACCATAGGATGATCGCCATGCCTCATCCATTGAGTCGCTTCAATGACGACTGGTTTCTTGCGGTACTTCACAGCTTGGCCTCCTTGGCTTTGCGCCCTTGCATCTGGCGCAGCATCACCGTCAACGCCTCCTCCAACCGCTTGATCCGCTCATTGGCCGCGTTGAGTTCGCGTTCGAGTTTCAGGCCTTCAGTTAATAGATATGATTCAGTGCAATCTTCCTGTGCCTTACGAAGCGCAAGGTTCATCCTCGGTGTATCACTCACGGGTTGGCCTCCTTGGCTTTGTTCCAGTTCTCAATCTCCATGTGCCACCCCATAAAGGCGGCAGCAGCGCATAGTACATCCCCCGCCTCCTCCAGCCGCTTGATGCGGTCTTGTTGATCGCGGATCTTTATAGATTGAGCGTCGGCCATCCATGTTTCTCGCATGATCCGTAGCACCTCGGCTGCTGTCTCCGTAGGTTTCAGATGCTCGGCTGCTGTGATGCGTCCATCGTTGTGTATGGTTAGTAGAGCATTTCCGTTGTTCTTCACCTCAATTAGGGGATTGAATGATGCGTCGATGAAGAACTTGTTTGTTTGTTCGATATTCATTTTAATCCTTCCGCAATTAGAGCGTGCTCCAACAAAAGCACCGCATCTGCCGTCTTTAGAGTGATGTGGAGTGAAGGTTGCCGTTGCTGCGCCAATCCCTTCAGATGGCCCTTCCAGCGCTTCCCGTGAGTCTTGCTGGTGCCTGCACCCAAAGTCCGCTGCCAGCGCTGTGGTGTCACCTCGATGCACCTGGTGTTCATGCTGGCGATCAGGCCATGCAGGAAGCCGACATTGCGACCGAATTGGAACATGGCGCTGCCCGGCGCCCCTTTGCCTCCGATGTAGCCTCCGACCTTCTCGATGTAGCAGACATCCGACTGGCTCAGGAAGTTGACCAGGACATCTCGGATGTCCCTGTCGGTCGTCGGCATGGGCTCCAGGGTGACCCGGTTGCCGGCGAAGTGCGCTAGGCCGCCGCTCATGCCTGGGTCGATGGCCAAGATCCGCTTCATCGGGCGGCCTTCTTTAGCCAGGCTAAGATTGCATGGTCGGCCACCGCCTGGATCTTGAGGCCGTTGGCAAGGCAGTAGGCTCGCAGTTTTTGGTGGGTGGTTGGTGTCACGTTGATGGTCTTTGGTTTTGTCATTTAAGATTGCGTTGAACTTTCAGCCAGTAAGCCACCGTCGCCGTCTTGCGGTCGCCAGTCGGGCCCCCATTCCATCTCCTGGCCAACTGCTCGGTGGTGGCGCCGCGGCCGTAGTGGGTCAGGTAGGCCTGGCAGACTGCTCGGGCTGCCACCCGGTTGGTCATGTCCTGGTGCCGGTAATGGCTGCCGGTGATCCGGTTGACGTCCAGGACAACGGCCTTGTGGATCTGGAGGCATCCAATGGCCCGGCCTTGGTCACCGATGGCCAGGTCGTTATTGCTGCTCTCGACCAGCATAAGGGCCGAGATGAGGTTGGTCAGGTTCATGGCTGGACGTAGCAGGAGATTCCATCGACCACGATGATGCCGTGGCCGCCGTCGATTATTGCTACCACAGCGCTAGTCTCGGCCTCGACCAGTGTGGCCGGCCGGATGTACATCCCCGACTTGTGGTCGTGCAGGTCGCCGTTGGAATGGTCGAATGCCTGGAAGCAGGGCATCGAGCAGAAGTTGCCCATCTCCCGGTCTTCGGGCAGCGGTCCTTGGCAGTGGATGCAGGTGGTGGGTTGGAAGAGGATGTTGCTCATAGTGTTGCTGTTGTTTGCTTTGGTGGTGGTTGTTTGCGCGTTAACCAGTCGCGCCCCTGGGGGTGGTATTGGCCCCACCCGGGGCTAAGGTTGTCAAAGGGCGGCGGTCCAGTTGTCCTGGATAAATTGGTAGATGGAATCCATCAGCGACTCGTCGTCTCCAAAGATTCCGCGGCCTCGAGGCTCCTGCATATGCTGGAAGTCGATGTCGACGTCAGGGAATTGGCTTCGGATCATCATCTCCAAGTTGCCGATGATGCGGTAGACGTCAGCCTCGGTGGCGGTGCTGCCCCAGTAGGAGGTCTCGGTCGGAAGTTGGACGGTGATGATGTTGCTCATGTTTTGCTTTGGTTTGCTGTTTTTGTTGCCTTCGACGTAATCAAGATAGGAGATGCCTAGCCTTCCGTCTACAGAGAAAACTGTTTTTCTGTAGATTGTGAATAAAACCCAATGTTTGCAGGGGTCAAACAGGGGTCAAATTCCCTTAAGATCAACGAAGCTCAGGGTCATGTATTCCTGAGCGTTGGCCGTTGCGTCGAAGTAGGAGATGACCTTCTGGGTCTCTCGTTGCGAGTAGCTCCGGTAGTCTTTGACTCGGGTCGCAACCACCGCGGGAGACTCGGTAGGCTGGCCGTTCTCGGTCTGCCAGTTGCCCGAGGTGAAGCCGAACTTCCGGCACCAGGTCTGAATGTTCTGAGGTGGGACGAAGAAATACTCGGTCGAGAAGCTGTCCTCACCTCGGAAGCATTGGACGCCGTAGCCGCTCAGAAGATCGTAGCCTGCCGCGTCGAGATACCAGGCATCGAGGCCGAAGTCGGGCTCGTAGCCGGTGCCGAAGAATGTGGGCAGGCCAGGGGCGAGGTTCTGGGTGCAGAGGCACACCGATTCGGTCCAAGAGTCCAGGCGCCATTGCAGCAGGTTCCACAACCAGGCGCTCTTCGGGATCTTGTGGAAGAATGGGCCGCAGCCTGGGCCGCCGTTTAAAAGGTTACGGGCGACATAGGGTATCGCGAAAATGTAGGTGTTACCTTCCCAGTCAAACTTGATGGACGTCAGATAATCAGCGTTTGCATTGACCGGCGAAGCCATTGAAAGCGGAAGTGTCGAAGCAAACCGGGCATTTCGTCGATCTTTGAACACGTCGTCGACGGCGACCTTAACCACGGTGACAAATGAGGAATTAGGCCCGTCGGGTTTGACGGCGAACTTCGGAGTTTTGTTTGGACTACCTAGGATCCGAACCGAGGCATCCACACCGTTTGGACCGCCCCATTTGTTGACCCAGAAGTCGGCCTCGTAGCCACTGTTTGATTGATAGTCAGGGTCGCCATAGGTGGCTCGCATCAGCTCGTTGTCGTAGTTGCCTGAGCTGAATCCCCAAGGCCCTCCTGGTGGGATGTAGGCCGCATTGATGGCCCCTTGAAAGATTGTCGACGAGGTTGGAATCGAGTCCCCGATCTTGGTGGGGAACATATTCTGCCACGGTATCCCAGGAGATGTTGCTCCTGAATTTCTCGATGGAGCGATGAGGACCGTGTCGGTTTTGGATTCAAAATAGAAGTTGGTCCATGCACCGACGCCATATCCCGCGTTGCGGCTTTTGACGTAAAGCTGTGTAGACGTCGCGTAGGCCTCGTAATCGATCAGCAGATTGCCGTCGATGCCTATCGGGCTTCCTACGCTACAGGCCAGCCCCTGGGGCGTAAGCCTGAGTAGGCCGACCCGGTCCTCGGTGATGTCGGTGGCGTCGGTGTAGACGCTAAGAAATCCAGCTTCAACAGCCAGCTTTCGGCGCACATCCAGCGCCTTGTCAAAGATCGTTGCCTCATTGCCGGCAGACCAGAATGAGCTCGTGCCGCTGGATGGAGGGTAGACCGTCGAAATTGTTATCGGTGTCGTGCTAATTTCCCAGACTGGACTCTCTCCGTTGTTGAAGATGTTGCAGTCGATGGGTGTGATTTGGAAGTAACCGCGGCGGCTGGTGAGGGTGATGCTGGTCGGGTTTTGGACCACGGTGATTCCGATGTCCTGGAGCCGTTGGACTAAGCTCCCAACACCCGGGAAGTTGACTTCGCTGTCCTCATAGGTCGGATTTATCGCATCTGGATCGATGGTGTATCTGACTTGTGCACGTCCCCAGGTGAACACCAGGTCGCCGAGCTGCTGCCTAAAGTCGCCGGGGTCAGCGTAGGTCTGGGGGTACACCTGCCGGATGTCGTGCTGCACCGTCGGATCGATCTGGGCGCCCATCGTGTGCAGCCAGTCGAACATGATGAACGGGTTGGCCACGTTGTTGGCCTGGGCCGAGCGTTCCAGCGCCAGGAACGGCGAGGTGTTGGGTATCTGCCAGCTCGGTGGGCCCTCGGCGAAATAAGGCACGTCCCCAGGGAAGTACGGGAAGAAATGGTAACAGAAGCCACCGTTAGGCCAGCGCGTGGCCCAGGTGCCGTCCTTGCGGCGTCGGAAGGCTCGGACCTGCCCTGGGCCTACAAACTCCCTATCGCCACTGCCATCGGGTAGCTGGAGCAACACCTGCACGGTGGTGGTGCCGCAGTTGTGCACGCGCCAGCAGTCGTACCGCTGGTAGGTGTTGAGGATACGAAAGACGGTCAGGCCCTCGATGGCGATCTCGGCGACAGCCAGCTTGTGCTTGTGGATCCGACCAGGAGGCAGTGTGGGGTCGGAAGGCCCGAGGCTGCCGCGGACATAGGACGTCAGGCCTGAGCCGGCCTGAGGATCCCAGCCGAGGTGCACGTCGTACTGGATGCCGGCCACCTCACGGCGAAGTAGCTCGAAGCTGTAGTGGATCGATCCGACGTCGCAGGTGAAAGGATCTCCCGAGGTGCTATGATGGTCGACGTAGACCTGGCCGCCGGACACGTCGAGGTACTTGTTCTCCAGCTTCGACAGCGCGATCTTGGCCGCCTGTTGGCTGTGCTCGTCGCGGTAGTAGCCTATTCCAGGAATGGACGGGTTAGGCACGCCTCCGTCGTCATGCAGGCGCATGGCCGTCTGCGGATCGTTTCGGTAGACATACCACACGCCATATGGGAACGGCGCCGACCAATGATCGAACGGGCTGAATCTTGATTGGGCCCACAGCGGACCCATCTCATTCAACGCTGCCCGACATTTCGCGTCAAACCGGCTGTAAAGGACGTTCAGGTTGTAGGCCGTGAACATCTTGTCTTTCCTGTCGGTAGCGTAGGGCATGAATCAGTAGAACCAAGACTCCTCGGAGGTCTGCACCGTTGTCGACATCACCGCGGTCTTTAGAGTCGTGCCGTTGGCGTTCTGCTCGACCCGTTGGCCAGGCCCAGCGATGAGCTGGGACCGTCGAACGGCCTCGATGAGCTGGTTAATAGCCCGGGCATGATCTGCCTTAAGGCCGGTCTCGGCCAGTTTGGAGGGCAGTTGAATGGCCATGGCTGGTTAGATCTCGCAGAACTGGGCAAAGATCTTGACGGGGCTGTTGGAGGCCTTGACGTACATGGTGGCGTCGACCCAGGGCAGCAATGCGAACTGCCCGGCCGGTATTTGGAACGAGTACGGTGAGGAAGGCCCGATGGACACCGGGTTGACCAGGTCCAGGTTGACCACCAGGAGGCGGTAGGGCGTACCCAGGTCAGCGGTAAGGTCCAAAGTCTCGTCGCTTGTGCCGACAACCTGGGTCTGCTGCCCCATGTCGGTGCCGGTCATGTTCGCTATCGCACTGTAAGACAGTGAGTTGATCACAGCGCCGCCTTTGCTGGCGTACAGCCGGGCTGACATCTCGACTTCGTTGGCCATAGGGTTGGTGGTTTAAACTTCGCAGAAGGTGGCCTGGACGGTCACCGATGAGGTGTTGGCCAGGAGATAGAGCGTGGCGCTGACATAGGGCATCAGCAGCGTCTCGCCGGCCGGGATTCGCATCGTGTAGGTGCCGGAGACGAATCCCATCTCGACATAGTTGGTAGTGTCCAGATTCGAGATCAGGAGTTTGTAGGGGCTGGTCACGTCGACCGGGACATCGAGGGCCTCGACCGTCAGGCCGATGACTTGAGTCTGGCTGCCCATGTCGGTGCCTACCATCGTGCTGCTCTTGGTGTAGGTGACCGAGGGTAGGAAAGCTCCGTTTTTGGAGGCGTACAACCGGGCCGTTAATTGGATTTCGTCTGCCATAGTGTGTGTTTTTTAAAGGTTACTCAGAAGAACGGGTAAATGAGTGTGTCGTAAGGTGCGAAAGTCCAGGCGATGACCTGCTCGACCTGGTTTGTTTTGGTTATCAGGCTGGTCGAGTAGTTTGTCTGTTTCCAGCCCCAGACTGTGCCGAAGGGTGCTAAGACTGCCCCGGTGGCTTGATCTTTGGGAATTTTGGGAAGCATTTGTTGCACAGATAGTGGCAGATTCCAATTCTGAGCAAACGATTCGACCGTGTAGACAGGCGGTATTCCGTTAGGAATTTGAGGCAGGCCTAGGTTGCCGGAAAAAGTGGCTATCCTGGTCAGACTGACTCGAGCAATCGGGAAGGTGTCCTGGCCTCGGTAGAGCATCTGCCAGACTTTGTTGGCCATCGGATAACGAGCTGGATCTGCGAGGTTAGTATCTCTCTGAGATAAAACCTCACCGTTTTTAGCTGCTGTCTCAATGACGAACTTGTAGAGGTTTGGATTCCCTGTCGAGTTAGCCTCCTTGTCGACTGCCGGCAGAGCAAACACCGACACATCGAGGTAATCGGTGCGGAACTCGTAGCGGATGTCTGCTATTTCTCCAGGTAACGGGGCCGACTGATCTTGTATTTCAAGGCTGGGGTCGTAGGAGTTGCCGCCGATTGTGACGGTGGCCTCGGAATAGGGGCCGTCCTCGCGGATGCTGTACTTGGCGCCCAGGGCCACCCATTGGGCCGATGCGATCCGGAGGGTGTCCTTGTCTCCGCGGAACGTTAGCTGGACCACCCGGCCGTTGCCGTTGTTGTCGTAGGCGCGGCTGACCTCGATGTAATCGTAGGCAAACGGCGATGGAATTGGTGTTCCTTGGAGTGTTGCCATGTTATTCAACAGCCTGAGCTGTTCTGCCGGTGTTTACTCGGATTGCACGCGTCTCGTTGGTCTGTATCTTGATTTGACCCACAAGGGTGTTAACCCATCCAGGAGGCGCTTCCGTTGAGAACATTGAGGTCTCGCGTTTAACTTTACTGTCTATTCTCCCAATGGTTCCGCTTGGCATTGATATTGACCCTACACTGTTACTAACACCCTGAGATGAATCGACCGCTCCTCCAAGGCCGATTCTATATGGTTCCATCTCTTCTCTAAACTTTTTAAAAACACCGCTAAACATATTGTTATATACAATTAGCTCTTTAGCAGCCTCCTCAACTTTGTTTCCGAAGAAATTGAGATAAGGTACTGAAGCAACAGTAACTTGCCGCTGTATCTCATCCATACGGTCAGCTAATTTTCCAACCTGATCAATTTGTTCTTTAGAAATTATGTCAATTGGACCCATCTCTTTTATCTTAGACATTGCTCCGGCTGCCTTGAAGGCTTCCTCGCCTAAGATGGCCATCATTGCTGCCTGTGTCTGGGCGCTGCTTCCTGCGTCCTTGTGCGCTTGGCCCATCCTTGAAATTAAGTCGATGTTCGAGAGGCTCTTCTCGTTTAGTTCAGTGACTGAAAAGCCAAGTGTTCTGAAGTATTCCCGGGCCTTCCCACCTTCCTCAATAGCCTTTAGGCGCTCCTGGCTGACTTTTGTGATCGACTTGGCCATAGCCTCAAACGAGACGCCTGTTTGGCCTGCGAGCACTTGTAGGCGTTGAACGTCGTCGGTGCTGATGTTGAGTTGCTCGGACAGGTCGCCGATGGCGTCGACTGTCTGAATCACCTTGGAGACAAATGCGCCGATGGCAGCAACAGATAGCGCCGCACCGAGCTGAGATCCTACCGATTGCCGGAACTTGTCGGTCGTGCTCGAAGCCTTTTTTAAGCCGCTTTCGTAGGCCGAACCGTCAAGGCCGAGCTTTGCGATGAGTGAGAAAATGGCCATTTGTTAGTTCCTTACTGTCTCCCGTTCTTTACCCAGGCGCCAGAGCGCATCGTTCTTATCGTTCCACAGCTCGACCTGACCGTGCATTTCTGCATTGGTAAGGAAGAACCTTTCGGCATCGGTCACCGGCATATTTAGGACCGTCTCCTCGGTGAATCCAATGTCGACCAGGCCAACCAGCAGCCTTTCGGGCCAGGGCATAGCGGCCTCCCTGGATCTTGAACCTGGCTGCCTTAAAACCTCGGGGCAGTCGGATTTGTCGCCGATCCACTCCTGGAGGATTTGGCATTCCTTGACCAGGTCGGACTTGCTGACCTTCTTGCGCATCAGCCGGAGCGGCAGCCACCGGAACACCGAGGCCATGGTCTTGATCGACTCCTCGGCGGATTGGCTGCACACGACAACAGCCTCGACCAGGTCGTTAGCGCTGGCCCGGCCTCCGGTGACGAAGGGCGATCCGAGGCGGTGCAGCAGGATGGCGTGGCCGACAGTAAAGGGCACCATGCGGAGCCCGATCACCATCGGACAGGCCTTGGCTGTTGCGCTTAGGATGGCGGCCAGGCTGCTCACACGTTTAGGGCGACAGCGGCGCCGGCGGTCAGGTTCTTGAATTTCTTGACCGTGATCGACACCATGGCTTTGCCGCTCTGGGTCATTTTGACCGATCCCCCGCCGCCGTAGATGAACCGGCCACCGCTCGCTATGTCGTCGGTGTTCAGGATGTCGGTCTTGCCCATCATGTTGATTGCGGGAGCGCCGCTGATTTTGACCGTGGCATTCACCGGGCCAAGTGAGCAAAACGCCAGGGCGGCGGCAGCATTGGCTCCGGCAGGAATTAGGTTCAGGTTAAGAGTCACCCGTTCATTGTATCCAATATGACCAACCACCTCGCCAGCGCTGTTTCGAACCTCTTCAGTGTCAGCATCATGAGTCAGATCGTAGCTTTCAATCTGAGCAAGGCTGCTAAAAATTGCTGTGGTGTTGTCGCTTGAATACATGGTCACCGAAGCCGGTGAACCAAATTGGTATGCGAGTCCTTGTGAATTAGCCATGTGTGTGGGTGGTTAGAGTGTTGCGGAACAGTAGAGGGTGAAGGTCCGGGTAAACGTCCTGGACCGATTAGAGATTGAGGATGCCCCAAAGTCCAGAGGGGCGGCGAATTGCGCCGTAAAAGGGCCGCTGGGATCGTTTGCTGCGGCATTGAGGGCAGAGGCCCCGGTGTCGTCGAAGAGCGGCAGGATGAGGTTGTCGAGCACCTGGACGGTGGTCAGCACAGCGGCCTCGTCGGTGTCGTCGGCCGATAGCTGCAACTCGACAGCGATCTCGACCTCACAGGTTAAGTCGGTGCGCTGCATTGGCCTGGCCGAGTTGGTCGAGACTACCAGGCGTGGGAAGTTGGGCATGACGTCCTGGTCGTCGGGGTCGTCGTAAAGGCCGCGGCTGTAGGACGTAAGGCAGGTTGGCGTGCCGGCGCCGGAGGCCGACCAGTTGGCTGCCGCCAGGTAGTCAGCGACTGCAAGTTCAGCTCTTAGGGCTACGGCGTTCATTTGATTGAGATTCCGTTGTCTTCGAGAACCTTACCGTTAGCCAGGAGGGCCTCGGTCATGTGATTGACCATCTCGGTCGTCTCGTCGTCCATGGCCTTCTGCATTGCTTCGTTGTAGATTTGCGCCACTCGGTTGTACTGGTTGTCTGCCACACCTGTACGCATCGAAACGAAAGCGGTGGGATTAAATCCAGGAACCGCCTGGAATCCATGTGCAACGGTGCCTTTGTGAATGGCTATGTTTTCCTCTTGTAAACCGTACTGATTAGCCACGGCAACAAGGGCGGCGTTTGGTTTCTTTTTTGCCCTGTATCCTGGGGGTTTCACTAATGGCACCCACTTGGGGGCGGAGTATTGGCTGAATCCACGGTTGTAGATGCGGATTGATTTCACCACCGCGCTGCGAAGATATCCAACAGATCCAATGGACTTCTTCATCAACGCCGAGGCAGCCGCCTTCATTCTTTTTCCGTAAAGACCATGGCCTCCGTTTAGGTTTGCTGTTGGGTTTTTAGCGGCTTTTGCTTGAACGATAAGGTGGACTCTCCTGAGAATTCTTGAGGTTCCAACCCGCTTGCCGGTCTTCTTAGACTTGCGGTTGATGTCACCAACCGGCGTCCCAAGGTAGTCAGCGATCCTTCGGCGCTCCTGGCCCGGGCTCTTAGGCGGCACCAGGACGAACAGCCGGACCATCAGGTAAAAGAATCTGCTGTTGATCGCCTTGTGAAGATCTCGCGATGTCGTCAGCAGATACTGCTTCATGGCAAGATCGAACTTGCCACTGTCGACCGTCATGTTGACTCCGAATTTCACTTGGTCTTCGCTCCCAATTCGAGGTTGTAGTAGGCACCGGAGGCATCCACACGGCAGGACAGGATGCGGAGGGTGCGGCCTTGGTAGACCAGCGTCCTACCGACCACCGGCCGAGGCTTGCAGAAGGTTAAGGCGATTCGGTCGCTGTTCTCCTGGAGGATGAACAGGCCGTCTTCCTTGAGCAGCCTGGAGAAAGTCGTCCCCTGGTCGAGCGTGTAGAGCGTCGAGTCCATCGAGACCAGGGTGCTGTCGCAGGTCTTCCAGTCGGAGAACATGACCAGGATCCTCGATGTCACGTTGTCTTGGAACCCACCGGAGATGGGCACGTTGGCATCGTTGACCGCTGCCGGGATGCACCGGATCGACGTCCCCTGCCAGATGAACATCGGCGCCCCTAGCATCTGCTGGAGCACTGCCATGCCCTGCTGGAGGCTGGATCCGATGGTGGTCATGTTAGGCGGTAAAATACGTGCCCGAGACTATAAGCCGGCTGGTGGCATGGAGATGGGGGGCCAGGCTATCGGCGGCTCCTGTCTCGAAGTGCGACAGCTCGAGGTAGCTGGTGCCGGCGATTAGGCGAGCGATGATGGAGGTCTTTGCTTGGTTGGTGCCGTTGGTCAGCCACACCGCGGCGGCGGCCTCGTAGGTGACGGGGTCGGGCAGCGACAGCCGGAGGTTGCCTGTGGCGGATCCGCTCACCGAGTTGACGGTGACGTCCGCGGTGAAGGTAGTAACACATCCGATGGTGGTGTGCCGCGCGGTGTTGGTGGTGATGGCGAAGGTGCGGCCACCGCCGGAGTCGATGAGGGTCGGCACCCAGGTCGTCGGTGTGACCAACGGCAGGGCGGCATACAGCTCGGTAAAGTTGTCGTTTATCTTCTCGCCGGCGCCGCGGAGGGTGTCCCCGGTGTTGTCGTTGGCGATGGTGCCGATGTTGATCGTTTGCTGGGCCATAGTTTTATTTCTTGGGTAGGACGTACCAGCCGGCCGGGAGGGTCACCCGGGAAGGCCCGACCAGCTTCTTGTCCGCATCGAAAGCATAGACGCTGGCCTTTACCGGCTGGGCCAGCATCACCGGATCACCGGAAGGGACCAGGACCACCTTGGTCATCTGGCAACCCAGGCAGGTCAGCAATGCGGCCATCCAGATCGCTCTTGAGGGCCTCGGGAGCTTTGCCATGTTGCACATCGGTAGGTGGTGTTTCGCGGATCCAGTCGAGCAGAGCCTTGAGGATCTGGTAGATCCAATTCACGGCTTCGGCTCGGTAACTTCCTTGGCATCCTTGGCCCAGATCAGGCCGATACCAGCAGTGACCGCTGCAATGGTCGTAGTTAGATCGACATTGGTGCTCGGATCACCATCGAAGATGGCCTTGAGGGCACCGCCGACTGCGACCAGAATGGCACCTACACCGGCGAGAGTTGTTTTCGTGTTTTTCATTTGGATTTGAACAGCCTATAGGCTCCGTAGATGGCGCAGGCTAAGCCAATCAGCGCAGTGATAAGCCTTACCCATTCGGTAAGCCATGGAATAAACGAAACAGCGGTGGCACCTGCCGCTGCTGCTAGGCTTAGTCCAGGGCTGGTGCTGCTGTTCGTTGGTTCCATTACTCGTTAGGCTGGACGGCTTCAACCACCGGATTCGCCGCTTTGTAAGCCGCGACAACCGCAGGAATCCACAGCGCATTCGCGATGTTCACCACCTCGGTCGGCTGTCCTTCCAACGAGTCACCGGGAACGAGCGTATACTGCGAGGTAATCTCACTGCCGACAACCGCGCCGTCGCTGTCGTAATCGACGCCGGTCGTAACGAACAGCGAGTTGTTCTGATTTACCTGCACTGCGACGATATCAACTGGTACGATCATTGGATGGTGGGGCTAGGGGTTTGAGCGGCGGCGTAGGCTGCGACAGCGGCAGGAGTCCAGACAGCGTTGGCAATCGCTACAACCTGTTCAGGCTGACCCGTAAGGTCTGAGCCGGGAGCGAGACAGTAGCGGCGGAAGGTGGAAGCCTTCACGGCTTCGCCATCGACGATCTGGTCCGACAAACGGACTTGAAGCGTCGTGTTAGGGAGAACCTCGCAGAGCGAAAAAATAGAGCGTTCGGTGAGCATAGGGTTAGACGTTGTATGAAGCAGATAACATGATTCCACCAGTAGCATCAATAGGAACTTCGGTTGCTGCACCTCCGCCAGTTGGGTACTGCCAAAGCGTTATATACGAAGCAGAAATCTCAACGAATGCAGTCATAACGGAACCAGCAGTAAGTGCTATGTTGTTTAAATATCCAACAGAAGCTGACCAGTAATTTGAAGCATTAGTAAACGGAAGATTACCAACAAAAATGTTTCCTGTTCCAGTGTGCGCTGACCAAGTAAGATAAATTTGCACTGTAACTTGTCTTCCAACTTTAGTGTATATACCGCTTTGATTGGAATACGTTCCAGTGCCAGCAGTCGTACTTCCAACAATAGTCGGCGTAAACGTCCCCTCCTCGTAATCGTTCAGTAGCTCGGAGGTCATCGTTCCGCTGCCGCTCGCAGTCGCGGAGAAGTCGATGCCTTTGCCGGAGGTGGACATTACCACGTTGCCGGTGGCCAGAGATAAATCCCCCGACGGAGCCAGCGTCAGACCCAACGTTGTACCTGTCGGGTAAAAAGCAAAACCA